TTCAGCCCGCAAAGCTGAACTTCGGATGCCGACAAATTGATGCCGACACACCATTGCCCGTTCTTGTCCTGATACTGCTTGACCGATAGGTTGCCACGGACAAACACTTTCGCGCCCCGTTTAAGATACTGCGTAAGGTTGCCCCCGTTGCCGTTCATCAGGACGGAAACCCATGTTGTGTATTCCGTGCCGTTGCGCTTCTCGGAACTTGCGACGTTAAACGCCACACATTCGTTCCCGTTGATGTTCTTGACTTCGGCATCGTTTCCGATATTGCCGATAACTTCGACTTTTAACATGATTTGATTATTTATGGGTTAAAGATGGTCATCTTCGATGTCTTGCCACGTTTCACCATCGAAAGTGACAAGATGTTGCGTTTGGTCAATCACAACCATTCCGACTTCGGGGTTGAAGTGATTTTCGGCTTGAAACCAATCGGTGTAAAAAGCCGACTTTTCGCCCGTCGCCGGGTCGGTTATGATAACAAGATATTTCATTCGTGCCATGTCCTTTTGTATTGCATTTGCATTGCTTTTGATTAACACTTGCATCAATACTTTTTGCCGTGCTTATAAGGGCGGGTGACGTTGTAACGCATCTTTGCCCGGACGTGCCAATCAAGGTTGACACCCTGACTTTCCGCCCACAAGGTCATGTAATGGATGCCGAATTGAATGCGCTTGAAAATATTGATGCTTTCGCGGCACAACCCTTTGGTCAGGGCAAAGGCGTTTTCGGTGAAACTGAATCGGTCGAATGCGCGGTGGTACTTGTTGGGGGTCAGCTTGTCGAAGTCAAGACCGAATGACCCCGCAAGGTCAAGAAGCCGAATCACGACATCCGCCATTTCATCCTCGACAGTGTTTTTTACCATTTCATCGAATGCCGCGATGAAGTCGGGGGCGGAATCGACATCATCAGTCAAGCGGCGTTTTTGCGCGGCGGCAAGGTTGCGTTGCTTGCGGATGTGGTTAATGACCGCGACGTTACCTTTTCGGTCTGCTTCGACCATTTCCGCAATCTCGGTGACAACAAGCATCAAGCAATGTTCGGTGCTTGGCTTGTTTTCCCACCATCCGTGCTTCAAGGCATTGGCGTGGACGGCTTCGGTCAGTTCATTAAGATTTTTCATTTAGAAAAGTTTTAATTGTTGTTGGTGATACAAAAGACGCTGTTTCGCGGCTTGATAATACCCGGCATCAAGTTCGATTCCCAGCATTTCAAAGTTCAGGTCATGCGCTGCAAGGCATATCGACCCCGACCCCAAGTGCGTGTCAAGAATCTTATCGCCCGGCTTTGCGTAATTGTTGAGCAACCACCCATAAAGCGATTTTGGCTTTTCAGTCGGGTGGATGGTGTTTTGCCGTGCAAGTTCACATCGGTTGATTGTAACAAGGCGGGTCGGGCAATCGAATGATGAATAAGCCAATTCACAATCCGACATTGTAAGCCCGGTTTGACCCTTGAACCACACAATCCAACCTTTTGTGCCTTTGTCAAGCATCGGAACAAAGTAATTTGCGCCCCAAATGATTTGATTTTTACTAACACGCTGTAATTCAGTAAAATAAGTTGGGGGGGGGGTAATTTATCCCATCCCTTTGTTTCGTGATGCTTTCGGTTGTGCTTCGTGTTCTTGCAAATGCAAGCCTTTTGCCCGTCAATGCCGATTCCATAAGGCGGGTCAACGATTGCAAGGTCAAAGGCGTTGTCCGGCAACGTCGCCATGACTTCAAGGCAATCAGCATTGACAAGGCTTATTGTTCCGAATGTTTCAATCTCGTTCATCGGTGATTCGCGTTCTTGTTGGTTCGTGCGACCGCTTCGATAAGAAGTTCATCGGCGATGTCAAGGGCGATTTTCGCAAAGGAATATCGGCGCACTTGGCTTCCATCATCCATTTTAATGACATCCGGGGTGTCACACCACCGGGCATAAACGGCGGGCAACACGGCGGTTGCAATCCTGATGCGTTCCGCAAGCACCGCATGGTCTTGTTCGCGCAATTCGTGGTTCAGGATGTTGCAAATTGCGTTGTATGCTTCATTGTCCATCATTTTCCGCGATTTATGAATTTAGACATGATGAAGTCGAACACCGCCTTTGTCACATAGATGTCAAAGGACGCATCGTGAAGTTTTCCGGCGGTCGTGTCGATGCCCAAGAAGTCGGCGACGGTCGCAAGTTTGAAGTTGGGCAAGTCGGCGCGGCGGTCGGCAAGGAATGTCGATGCAAGCACAAGCACGTCGATGGAATCCGCCCAAAACCACGACCCGAAGTAATTGTCGCCGTTCTGCAAGAAGAATCCGCGAAAGAAGTTATCATCGAATCCCCGGTTGTTGTAGCCGACAAGGTGGAATTTGTCGGTCTTGTCATACTTGTTTACATACTTTGCAAGCATGGTGACAAGCTGCGTGTAAACCTGACCCATCGGGGGATAAGCCATGATTTGTTCACGGGTCACGCCGCCGACGGCAAGGGCGGCATCTTCGATTTGTGCCTTTGGGTTGGGCTGAACCTTGAAATCGAATGTTTCAACGCTCTTGCCGTCAATCACGATTTCACCGCTGATTTGGTGAATGCCGTGGCGACCGGGGTTTGTTCCGGTCGTTTCAAGGTCGTAAAAGAATAATTTGGACATTGTTATTTAGTTTTATGTCTTATAGTAAGACAAAGTTAATTAAATTGCTACTTTTGTGACGCACAATGGGGTCAAAGATTTATAAAGCGATTCGCATAAGACACGCGCCATGTTGACTTCAACCGCATTGCCGATGAATTTCTTTTGCTCGGTCTGATTCCCCACAAGAACGTAATCTTCCGGGAATCCCATAATCAACTTTAATTCGGGGATTTTCAACATTCGCATCTTTATGTCGATGATGCCGAATAACACCATGAATTGCTTTATCTTCACGGTCATTGGCGAATCATCCGGCAAGATAGGAATTGCGAAATGCCCAAATTCGGGATTCATCAGGTAATGGAATTTATGATTTGCCGTTATGACCGGGCAAGGCTCGTTCACGTCGCTTCCAACATTGTTGAAGTTGGTGTTCATCACCCACGGGCGTTGAACCGTGACAAGTTTGTGTTTTGGGTTTGCCGTTAGAGTTCCGGCGGCGGTTTCGACTGATGCCGGTGTGCCGTTCCCATATTGCATATCAAGGAAAACACTATTGACAACCGCCAATTTTTCCTTTGTTGTCAGGGTCGGGGCGGGTGCGTCGATTGAACGGTTGTTCCCGTTTCCGTAAAACGCCGTGACAAAGGCGTGATAGTCAACACAAGTGATTGTTCCGGCGGGTTCATCGGTCGAACAATTCTTGCTTTCAGGATGCCCGCCGAATTGCTTTGACAAGAACGACACTTGCGCGACTGCAAGGCGGTTTTGTGTCGCAACGACCGGGCAAGGTTCATCGACCGACGGGGCTTGATACCGCCCAGCCTGATTCATGGAATTATACTTGACCATGAATTTATCCTTGCCCCCCGGCAACGAATTTGACCAATCCGGCGAATATGCGTTCAAGGGTCTTTTCGGACAAAGGCTTTTCCCGTCCGAATATAGACCGCCCCTCGTCGGAAAAGTCCAACACGTCTTTAACGGGTTTCCACCTTTGCAAGCTGCCGAACAATCCCGGTTCGGGATTCTTTGCGTGTGTCGGTTCGGGAAAGGTTATCGGCAAGCCTTTCTTTGCGAATATGCCGAAGAACCGCTTGCGGCTTGTGTATGCCCCGAAGTCGGCGGCATTCAAGATGCGGTGGGCGAAATCGTAACCGTATTTTTTGACGTTGCGAATCCAACGGCAATATGCCTTGCCCTTGTCCATCGAAATCGGTTTCCCGTTTTCATCGACATCACCCCACGACATAAATTCTTCGACGTTTTCAATTTGGATATAATCGGGGTCGATTGCTTCGATATAACGGAACAAGTGTTCGGCAAGGGTGCGGGAATCCGCGTCGCGGGGCTGACCGCCTTTCGCCTTGCTGAAATTAGTGCATTCAAGGGATGCCCACAACACCACAAAGGCATCCGGGTTCATTGTCCGGCACTTTTTCAGGTGTTCGACAAGGGGTGTCAACTCCAACGTGCGGATGTCCTCGGTGAAGTGCATCGCGTCGGGATGGTTGCTTGCGTGGGATGCAATCGCCTTTGCATCGTGGTTCACGCAAGCGATAACACGGGCGCATTCCTGACCGTTGACCCGCGCAAGATTGACACCCGTTGAAGTGCCGCCCGCGCCGCAAAATAAGTCGATATATAATAATTTCATACGTTCAGCAAGTTATTTACTTTTTCGGCAAGTTCACGGAATTGCGGATTGTAGTTGAAATCATCATCATATTTCCGCAAGAAGTGAAGCATTGAAGAATGGTCGCGGTGGACGTGTTTTGCAATCTGCGTCAACGTCATTTTCAGGCGGCGGCAATGATACACGAAAAGCATCCGGGCATAAAAATGGTCACGCTTCCGGCATTTGGTCTTGTACTGATTGAAGCGCAAGCCCGTGACCTCGTGGATTGCGTTTTGAATGCGCAAAACCGCCTGATTTTCCCGGCAAATCTTCGATTCAAACCATACGTCCATATTCAGGCGGTTGGCGATGTCATATTCAATCGACGCGCCCCGGCTTTCCATCCACCCATCCATCATAAAGATTGCATCGCAATCAAGAAGCAAGCGGATGTCGGCAACCATGTGTTCTTGCCATGTCGCTGATGATTCAAGCCCGTTATTCAGGGGATTCACCGGGTCAAAGCCGATTTCGGCAAGGAACACGGCGGCATCTTCAAACCGTTGTCGGGCTTCGGGCAACGGCAACCCCGTTATTTTTCCGCTGATATAGATTTTCATGGATGTTGGGTTTTATAGACAAGTTTGTTGATGAAGTATTGTTGACCCTTGATTGTGACAAGGGTTGTCCGGGTTTGGATTGGTTCGCCCGTGTGCGGATGATACCGTGTTCCCGTCCTGACCTCAAACAAACCCATTTCAAGGGCGCGTTGGGTCGGGTCGTTGTATTCCGACCCGCATTTGTGCAAGAATCCGTTGTCGCGCATCCACTGATAAAGCCGGATTTCCCCGGTGTCAACCCCGTTTTGACGCATCAGTTTCGCAAGCTGACCGATAAGGATTGATTCACCCGCGATTTCAAGGGCTTTGGCGAAATTCACTTTCGGGGCTTGTTCTGCAAGCTGCTTTTGTTGGGCTTCGATGGTTTCGGCTTGTTCGGCGGCAAGGCGCAACGCTTGGGCGAATGTTTGAGGAATCGCCGGGGTTGCCTGAACCGCCGGGGCTATCTCTTTCAAGGCTTGTTCCATCATGTCGAATTGCTGAATGAAGCCGACCTTGAATTGCAAGGCGCGTTCCCCGGTCAGGCTCATAGCAAGCAAGGAAAACCCGTCACGGTTCATCAGGAACATGGGTTGTGTCTTGCCTTGCGCGTCAATGTAGGTGACTTGATGAAACCACGTCTTGTGCGCTAAATTTTGAGCCGACCCCAAGATGTTGCGAATCGACTTCAAGACGTTCTTGTGCATCTTGCCGAACACTTCGGCGACCTTGACGGAATCGGTCACGGGCGTTCCCTTTTCGGTCTTATAGACCACTTGTTGAAGTGCTGCTTCCATGTGTTGCCGGGTTATTGGTCAAACAAATTCGGTTCGGGTGATTCGGACGGCGATTGAAGTTTCTGCGCTTCATTGTCAAACCGCCTTTCAAGGGCTTTTGATAACTTCAAAACTCCAATATCACGGGTCTTGAAGTATTCCTTTTGAGCCTCGCGCATTTCGACCGCAAGGGCGATGATTGATTTTAACTTTTCTTCCATTGTAATGTAAATATTTGTTATTATAGTTTTCGGCGGTCTTTGCCCTTAATGACAAGGTTGTTGCACATCTGACGCAAGCGGGATGCCACACGGTCGCCGTAACGCGACACAAGACGGTCGCTTGCCATCGGCAAGTTCGATGTTATCAAGGTTAATTCGTTGGTCAGGTCGCCCCGGTACTCGATAAGCTGCCGGACGGCATCAACACGGTTGCCCATGTAAAGGGATTCTTCTTGCTCTTGTCCGAAGTCCTGAATGGCAAGAATCGGCGTTTTTTTCAATTCCGAAATGTTGCCTTCTTCGGCAAACTTCTCGCAAATTTCATCGGCGCGGACAATCCGCCACCACAACGTCCGGGAATCGTCCTTGTCATAGGTGACGGGGATTGTGATTTTGAAGCCAAGTGCCGACGCATAAGCCCGCATGATTTCAAGACACCACGATTTGCCCGACCCGGTTGTGCCGCCGATATAGATTCCGGCGTATAAGTCGCCCGACACGATTTCCCCGGTGTCAGGGTGAATCTGCTTCATGGTCGTGTCGCAATGACACCACTTGATGAAGTTTTCGTAAGTGAAGCGATT